CCTGTTCCCGCCATACGACATTAACCTCAAAATGCCGTATGGAGCCGTAATTCTGAAAGACGGGTCCGGCCCCGATTGCTACCTCGCCGCGCAATAAGCTCAAAAGCTTGTTAGGGTTAGAACCGCATATCCGTGCCGCTGATGCTGCTACCAGACTCGATATGTCTGTACCTCTCGATCGATTGTAGATTGTCCTACACGACTGGATCATTGTGTTTATGCCTTCGATAGCGTCCAGCCTGTGCTCAGCTACCCAATTGCCACTGACCAGTGACCCAACTGAGCGGGCTAAGTAACCCTGAACGTCCCGGTCTGTAATAGCCATCCGCAGGAATTCAGCAGACACCGTCCCCACGGACTGTTTGAGCGGGTTTAGGCGGCACGGCGACGAACCCATCGCCTGCACAATATGTCCTGCGGTCTCTAGGGTCGGGACGCTCATATAAACGTCATCGCCAACGTGTACGGACCAAACTGACTGGTACAACTCTTCGCCCAAGGAGAGCCTGATGTAGGCGCTATTGAGTACCGAGTTTAAGAAAGTCGTTCCGCGGTGCCCCGACATTAGAGTTCCCTTTGCCAGACCAACCTCTGAACCCCGCACGTGTATGTGCATATGTTCGAAGGAGTCAATCAGTCTTTTACCCAAGGCAGGGTCGTAACCTGTTTTCGCTATGAGCCTCGAGATTACCAATTGTTGAGCCTCTAGTGTGTGCTGGGAATTGAAGTCATCATAGTCTAACATGACGGAGACCGCACCCCGTTCGCGCAGCTGTCGTATCCGGTTCGACATGCCGGCGTGTCCCGCTGCGCCGGGGTCTAGGACGATGCGGCGTCCCAACCACTCCGCTTCAACCGGCCTCAGGAGGTGTTCGAATGCGAAATAACTGACAGAGTCACAAGCCAGTATAGCCCGCGTTTTCCCATGCTCCAGCTTCTCGGATGCGGTCACGAATACATGTGAATCCCAGTCAGTAATTGGTTCATAACGCGTGGCCTCGG